TAGATATATGGAATATCATAAAAACGACAGTTCCAACCGGTAATTACATCAGGATAATCGTTTGCCCACCAGGCAATAAATGCCTCCAACATTTCAATCTCACTCTCGTAGTAGTGATAAGTGACGTTATCTTGAGTGGGTGTGTATGGTTTTCTACCCCAGGTAATGATCTTCTTAGTAGTGTAGTCTTGAATTGAGATAGTCAACATCTCTTCAGCACAAGAGTCAGGTGAAGGGAATCCATCTTCCGACTTCACCTCAATATCCATTGTGATCAGTTTGATCTTATTGATATCCCACTTGATTTCATCTTCAGGATACTTTTCAGAGATGTATTGATACAAATACTTCTCATTTCCATAGATCTCAAACCCTTCTACACCATCATACTTCTTGTAGAAGTCTCTACAATCCTGAATATTACCAGGTCGAATGGGTTCTACATTATTGCCTTCAAGTGTTTTCCACTTACTTTCTTTCTTAGAGTTGACAAACAGAGTGGGATAGAACTCTTCTCTATACTGAACTCTTTTTCCATCCTCATATCCACGAACTAGGATTTCATTTCTAAGAACTTGGCAATTCGTGTAAAACTTCATTCCTTCACCAGTTCATTATACTTATCAACCAGTGTACCACTGGGTTCCACAATCGTCAAGACCTTGTCAGAGTGGATCATAAACGTATTTTGATTGGTAATATCTACCAACCAAGGAGTCAAAGTGTTGTTATCTCCCACAACAAAAGGTTCTGTGAGTTTACAATCGGGTTCACCGATATCTCCTCCAGCCTCCTCAATCTGAGTCAGCAAGATAAGGTTGTTCGGCAACACTAGTAATTTCGGATTCATTGATTTGATCTCTTCTTTTTGTAAACATATTTACCACTACATCAAGTGGTTCTGTAATAGTAACTACCCAGTCAGAAGGGATTGGAATAGTTCTGTCCTTACTTAAGGGAACCCAAGCGATCATTTGAATACTACTGCGATACTTTGTTGTTCCACTTTTTGGTGCTTCTGAAACGACCTTAACCTTATGTGGACAATCCAAGTAATATCCAACTACTTTATTTTGACCATCAATCTCTACGTTCATTTCAGAAACGTCAGCAACCAAATCCTCTCCAGATTTTAGGAGTAGGAGTTTTACCGTCATTTCAGTTCCTCCATATTCAGATAGTATCTCCTATTATTATAACGCAAAAAAAAGGGGAGGACAACCTGATTCTGCCAGGTACCTCCCGTCGGCGACAATATTTAAAGGGTAGCCCTTAGATATTATTTATCATTCTCCTCCCAAGAAGAAACGCTTCTTTCTTCCTTCTGGAATAACACGGGAGAGAACTATAACCAGAAGACCATTCTCAAAGGTCACTTTACTGACCTCAGTATCTTCTGAGATATCCCATTTACGAGTGAAGGAACGTTGTGCAAGACCTCTGTGAACATAGGTTCGTTCTTCGTTAGCCTTACGGTTACCTTCTACAACGAGACTTCCTCGTTCGGTATAAACTTTAACTTCATCATTAGAGAAACCAGCCAGTGCCAGTTCTAGACGAGACTCATCCTCACTTACCTGTACCAGGTTGTATGGGGGATAAGATTGTGCTTCATAACTGAAGATACGATCGAAGTAATTATCCATTCCGATCGTGTTTCTCTGCAACCGTTCCATCAGTTGATTGATGTTGGCAGAGTTGTACTTTGTGAGATACGACATAGTGACTCCTTATTAAGCGAGTGTGTTAAGTGTGGACTCTTTCGACGACCACATACTAATTATACAACATATACAAAAAAACGGGGTGTGGAACCCCGTAACTTTTTATTCGGTTATCAGGACTCCTCTTCGTCCTCCACATCATCTTTAGGATTACCGTGGATAGGATCTTCCTTCCACTTCTTCCATTGAGAGTTTTCCTTTTCCATACCGATGGATGGATAGTTAATCATCTTATGCTTAACCAAAAGATTGTATTTATCGATAATGTTTTGAAGGATCAAAACATCCATTTGAGGACCAGCAGTTTTTGAAATGTAATCAGCAACTGCAAGATTGGGAAGAAGATCATTCAGATAGTAAAGGAATCCTTCACGCTTCTTACCATCTCCCAAATAGTTATTAACAAAGTGGTAGG